AATAAAAATTATCGTAAATAATAATTGGCTGTTTTCCTAGGTTTTTTGGTTCATGTTCCATGAGTCGCCAACAAATAACTAGATATTGTGTCCCAATTGTTGGCCGTTGGTGGTTCGTTTATGCCATTTATTGCCAAATTCTTTACTTTTCGCCCCTCATACAAATAAATATTATTTGTTCGAGGGTCACTCGCAAGTTTTGAAACGTAGACAATAATATAATTCACTTTGTTTTTTTCATCCCATAACTTTAAATTATAAGCTATTTGATGGGGTGTAAGATTTATTTTAATACCTTTTGCAATCTTAACCTCTATTAAAATAGTATCCATTTTTAACCCAATACAGATCAAATCTGGGAAGCCTTGCGATGTGGTGTTTTCTATTCGATGAAAGTTATAAAAGCTTATATTTTTCCTTATTAATTTTATAAAATTTTTCTCTAACAAAACAGTAACACAGAAGCTTTAGAAGCAAAAAATATAGGGTTACTAATTTTCGTTTTTAATTTCTTCATGTTCAATTATTTTTTCTTGGTTCATAATATCAATATTATTTTTTTTAAGTTCGTTTAATCTTTTAATAAGTTCATCTCTTGGCAAATTTTCAATTGAGTTTTCAAGTCTAATCGTTGGGTCATACAATCCACCAACTTTTCCCCTTAATTGCTCGGCATTAATAGAAGCTGAATAATGCTTATCTTCTTCGGCCTTTCTTCCTAATTCTTCTAATCGGTTTAAATGTTTATCCATGTTTACAGAATATTTATTTTTTAATTCGTTTTTCATGTCTTGAATTGCTTCAGCAACTAATGGATATTTGTTAGGGTCTTGCAATTCATAAGCCATTTTTTTAGATACTGTTTCACTATATCCAGACTTTCTAGCTGACTCTGTGGCTGATTGTTTTCCCATTAAGGTAAAATGGCAAAATTCATAGACGAAACGTAATTGTTTAGGGGTAAGCTTTCTTGCTTTTCTTCCATCAACTATTTGCATTATTAAAACAAATAATTAAAAAACTTTTATTTTTCAATAAAATTTTAATTTTATTACACTACTAGTGTAATAAATGACACTAGTAAAAAAATACTAGTGTATGCCAAAACTTGTTAATAATAAGCCATTTTTCAAGACTTATTACACTTGTTACACTAGTTTTAATTGTTTTTGGTTTATAAAAAATATTTTCAAAAATAAGTGTAATAAGTGTAATAAATTATCATTTGGACGGAAAACACAAAAAAGGATTTATAAACCATTTAAGGGCTATTCAATGGCTAACTGAAAAAGATTATATTGTATTCAATAATTTATCAAGTTTGGGCGATTGCGATATCGTAGCAATGAACACGGACGGCGAAATATTAAAAATTGATATTAAAACAGTAAGCAAAAGAAAGAATAAAAGTATTATTTATCGAACCCCAACGAAAGAACAAAAAAAGAAAAATATAATTTTATTAATGGTTTATGAAAATGGAAAATGCGAATTAATTCAACAACCAATTAAAAGGGGTAGAAAACCCCTTTTAAAAGATAAATAAACTATTTTATTTCTTCAGTATCCTCAATGTTGACCCCTTGGCCGTCTTCAATCTTAAAATCATTATAAGGGGGGTCTTGTTCGTTCATGATGTTTAAAGCCATTTGTTCGGCTTCTTGTGGGCTTTTAGCATCTAAAATTATACTGTAGGCTTCATCAACCGACAACGTAACTTTAAATTTTTTATTTTCCAATTTATTTAATTTTTTTAAAGTTTTATTAAATGCTCTGATCATATAATTAATCGGCATATCTAATAAATTCCAATGTTCGCCCTTACTTTCCGAAAAATATTGTTCTAATAAAAGGCCTTCCCCTTTCTTATGTAAATCTTTTGGTGGATGAACATTATTTAAATAACTATCCATTTCAACAAGATCACCAACAGTTAAAAATTTTTTTTCAACAATTGAATAACTTGAATTATTTTCTCTGTTTAACTCATTAATTAAAAATTCATTTGCTTGTTGCCAAGTGTCAAAAGTATTTTTTAAATAAAAATAAGTCTGTAGATCTTTGTATTTTATTCTAAACATTTTCATTTTTCCTTTCTTCTTTTACTTCTCTATAAGAATATATAAAACCCATAGGATTCCACTTGGAAACATAACCTTGCAACCAATTATATTCCCACATTTCAAACCAATCTATTAAAAATTTATTACTTATAAATTTGTAAAATATATTTTTCATTTTTTATTTTTCCTTTCTTTAAATTTCAATTTGTTCATGAATAAATTTAAAACCTAATTGTTTAAGAATATTTATTCTTTCTTTTGAAAAAGTTTTTTCACCCCATAATTTGGCGACTAGTTCCGATTTTTCGCAACTAGGATAAATGTAATTTTTACCATAATGTTTATCAGTTTTTACGATTAACGTATTTTCTTGATTATTCATTTTCTTTTTTCCTTTCTATTAATTGCAATTCATTTTTTTTATAAGTACAGCCATCATCTATAATATATTTATCTGGCGTAATATCTGTAATAATATCATAAGAATTATTATAATACTGATTTCCAATGACTCTAACTTTATCACCTATAAAAAACTGTTTAATATTTGAACCTTTTAAAAATTTTTTTGAAAGTTCAATTTCTTCTTTATTCATTTTCTTCCCTTTCTTTCCATTTTTTTAAAATTTGTTCATTTGTTGAATCGTCAATATAATAAGTAAAACCATTTAAATTTACATAGACGCAATTACTTGAAACAACATCGAAGCGAAATTGTCCAATATTTATTTCAGTTCTTTCTATTTCCATTTTATTTTTTCCTTTCTAAAATTTTTATTTCTTCTTCTAACTTCTCAACAATAGAAGAGTATCTTTTTATATACTGTTTAGCTTTCCTTTCTTGAGCTTCCCAATAAAATTTTTTTGAATTATATTCTCTTCTCATAGCTATTTTTAATAAAATACTATCTTCTTTTAATTGTTTTAGTGTTTTATCTTTCATTTTCTTTTTTCCTTTCTATTATGCTACTAAAGCTTCTGGATAAGACTCTAAAACAAATCCGCTAAAATCTTTTTTTGCTTCCCCTTTCGCCTTCAATCCTACAATACAATTACGAGGGTCTAAAAATCTTAAATCGGTTTCATCGCCGTTAATAACTTTAAAACCATCGTAAAATTTTGGCAACGTATCACGGAACACGGCCGAAATATTTCCACCCATTTTTAAAATATTAAATGCTTCTTTTCTATTATCCTCATTTAACGAATAAGTTATATGATAATTAGAAGCAAAACGACCATTTACAAAATTAAAAGCCCTTTTGTAAATTTTCGTATAATCATAAAATTTTATTTTCGGAAACATTTCAAACA